TGCTGTCCACTTCTACCGTGAACATGTCACCAAGTACCGCACCTCAACAGGCTGGAAGTTCAATGAGAAAATGCTGGAGCGTGTCATGCAGATTCACAACAGCTATGACATGGGACACAATGCCTACCGTGTCTACAACACACTGACACACATCTCCACCCATGTGGAGACAAGCCGTGAAGGTGCTGATGTAGGCCGCAAACAACTGCGTATTGAGCAGGACATTGACGCTGTGCTCAAAGGTGCATTCAACGACCTGCTTTTGCAAGCAGCTTAATCAACAAGAGGGGCTTAGTCCCCTCTCTTTAGGTATCACATGAATAAAGATAAAGCAATTGGTATGTTCATGGGCTTGTATGTTGGTGATGCACTTGGTGCGCCAGTAGAATTTATGCGGCCTCATGAGTTTGACAAAGTGACAGACATGATTGGTGGTGGTGTTCACTCTGCTGAGATAGGTGAGTGGACAGATGATGGTGCTATGGCTTGCTGTATTGCAGATGCATACATTACTAAGGGCAAGTTTGCTCCTGATGAAATTGCTCTCAACTTCAAGACATGGTCTAAGACAGGGCACTTCGGCACACGGGGCTATCGCTTTGACATTGGACGCACTTGCTTTGAAGCCATCGAGAGCATGACAACAGAGCAACCATATAAAGGCAGCACAGGCACTAGGTCTAGCGGTAATGGCTCCATCATGCGTATTGCTCCTGTGGTGTTAGCCAACCACAACAGGCCGCAGACAGGGCTTGGTGAGGCCATTGCTGTGTCGTTGATGACACACGGTAATGCTGACACTGTCCATTACATGTCTGCCTTTGTCTCTGAACTCTATGCAGGTAAACAGCTTGATGAGTTTGAGCACTTGCTCGATCATGAATATGATATGAAGAAAGGCAAAGGCTCCATCATGTATGCCTACAATGCGGCATGGGAATGTGTTGACCTTACGTTTTCTTTTCAAGACGCATTGATCAGGGCGGTGAACAAAGGCTATGACGCTGACACAGTGGGTGCAGTGACAGGCATGTTAGCTGGTAGAAAGTATGGATACAAAGCCATACCGAAACGCTGGCTCAACAAGTTGATGAAGCATGACGAGCTATTGCAGATGGCAGAAAACCTCTATGAATTGGGAGAGCTATGAACATCACAGATTCTAAGGGAAACGAATGGAAACCATTCATTGCTGGCTATGACACTGACGAAGGCATACGTACTTGCATTGTGTATGCCATATCATCAGAGCATGCTGAGCTTGTGATAGAAGACTTGCGTAGGACAGCTAGGCTTGTAGGCTACATAGAAGAGAAGAAACCATGAGCATGCCTAGATATGTTCTGCGCTTTAAATCACGAGGCAAGTCTAAGTGGAGATACAACCCACCAGCAGATGCTGTAGAGGCTGGTGTTGTTAAACGTATGGAGCTTGGGGATGTGTATCAAACAGCATATGCTGCCGCTGAAGAACAGAATAAAATCTTGGACGAGTGGAGAAAAGAACGTAAGCATTTAAAAAACTTAACCACAAATGCAAAGGTGAGTGACCTAATCAAAGCTTACACAGTGAGCTTGAGCTTTGAAAAGCTAGGTGAAAAAACACAAGAAAGTTATTTATATTATTTAAATAACTGGAAGCACAGTAGATTGGGTGGTGTGCCTTTGATGTGGGCAAAGCTTGAAGACATACATACCCCGATGTGTCAGCGTGTGTATGAAGAACATGCTGCCAAGAGTGTTAGCCTTGCCAACCATGTGCTTGCAGTGTATCGGTTGTTGTTCAACTATGCCATAAGGCAAGGCTTCACCAATCACAATCCATTCAGCAAGGTGCAGAGAAGGATTGACAAGGCACGTAAAACTGTCTGGACAAAGGAAGATGTCAAAGCCTTTCTTGACATGGCTTATAGCTCGTTTAAATGGCGCAACGTAGGACTCATTGTGCAGATGGCATATGAATGGGGACAGCGGATGGGGGACATGCGTATGTTGAAGTGGGAAAACTACAACATGGATACAGGGGTGTTGTCTCTTGAGCAGAGCAAGCGTAGAGCACGTATCACTTTGCCTACATCAGAAGGATTGCAAGCAATGCTTAAGCAACAACATGCTGAGTATGGGTGGCAACAATATGTTGCACCTAGCAATGCGTCAGATAGACAGGGTGGATTGTTGCCCTATTCTTTAATGAACTTATCTAGGGTTGGTGATGTGATAAAGAAAGAAGCACAACTGCCTGAAGAAATTAAGCTGATGGATTTAAGACGCACTGCTGTCACTGAGATGATTGAAGCAGAAGTGCCATTGCCAAACATCATGGCTATGACAGGGCATGCCACACCCCAAAGTGTTGCACCATACTTGAAGCATACGCTGAAGGGTGCTACAGTGGCGGCAAGAATGAGAGGGTTTGTATGATTGAATCGGTCTTTACTTTCCTAGTGTTAGCTGCCTTTGGAGCTTTCGCTGGTGGTATTATTTTTGTAGCTGTTGTAATGTGGATGGAGACTTGGAATGACTAGAGAAGAAATTGAAGCAGTTGTTATTGATGAGCTTGATTTTTTAATTCAGTATGAAGAAAAGAGAGAGGCTGAGGACAGAGATGAAGAACTCCTTGCCGCTTTGAAGCTTGTCATTGATCAGTTTAAACCTATCAACTTTACTAAAAAAATATGAGTGCTTGGCTTATCGCTGTAGTTGGTGTGGTGTATGCCGTTGTAGCCACCGACCTACTACTGAAGGGGAACATAGGACTAGGTATAGCTTTCATTGGCTATAGCTTGGGTAATGTTGGTTTGTACTTGGCAGCAAAGGGAGGCACATGATAGTTGATCCCGAAGACGAAGCGTTCAGCGAGATTGAACAACAGGCCAAGCAGCGCAAGGAGGCTGTGAAAGCCAGCGTATCGCTGAACCCATACCGAGCGCAGGTCATTGAGGAGGTGGCACAACACATTGAGAAGATGCAGGGGTTTGGTAAAGACACAGTTGATTCGTTTGCGATTTATATCAGGAGTATGAAATGAACAACCCAGCAGCATTTCCTAGACCATTTAGTGGAACAACACAATATGCACAAGACGGCATGACCTTGCGTGATTATTTTGCGGCAAAGGCTATGCAAGCGGTAATCACTGGATATGCAACACAAAATAAAGTCGATTCGTATTCCGATTATTGGGCGGGTTTTGCTTATGAAATGGCAGACGCAATGTTGAAAGCGAGGGAAGCATGACACAAGATGAAATCATTGAGATGGCGAAAGAAATTGCGGTGCAGTACGGTAAGGCTGAGCGTTTTCAGACTTGGACACACGATTTCATGATGCAACGCCTGATGGAGTTGGTGACCGTCAGTGCAGCGGCAGAGCGTGAAGCCTGTGCAAAGGTGTGTGATGAGTTGCAGGATGTTCCAGCGACTGAGCCGCATCATTGTGCCGAAGACATCAGAGCAAGGGGACAAGCATGATTGAAGCAATGAAACAAACGCTTGAGGCGTTGGAAGATTTTGTAGACGTTATCAAGTACGACAATGAACAAGATGACATTGGGCGCAGGGCTTGTTGCGATGTGCTTTCTTACAATCCGCACTCTGAAAGCTGCAAAGCCAAACAAGCCATCACCGCCATCAAAGCAGCCTTGGCACAGCCAGAGCAAGAGCCTGTGGCCTTTGCGGGAGTTGAAATGTGGATTGGCAATACACGAATAAAGAAACTTATGACACAAGCAGAATTGCATTATGCAATCGACCCTTGGGCAATCGTGAAATTTAATTCAGATAGCTGTATTGATGCACTCAAGGAGAAGAACAATGATTGAAGTATTGAAACAGGCGCTGGAAGCGTTGGAAACGCCAAAACCTTTGGATGATTACCCGCCAATTCTTAACGCTTACGCAAAGACAATAAACAACGCCATCACATCCCTACGCCAAGCCATTGCAGAGCTTGAAAGCCAAGAGCCTGATGCGTGGCGATATGGTGCTTTGCTATATCACGACAAGCTGGATGCAATGGAATTTATTCGCACTAGCG